TTCGATGTTCGTAATGGCTCAGCTTTCTTCTCAGGCAAGTACAAAGAGTTCTTCGACAAGGTCTTCTTCCCGACGCTCCGAGCGCGCGGGATCAAGACTCTCTGGATTCTAGGTGACACCTGGGAGTACAGAACCAAGATCAACTCCGTCAGTCTGAACTTTGCTATCCGGAACTTCTTCGATAAGCTCGAAGATGAGGGGATCGACACGACGATCATCTACGGCAATCACGACGTCGCCTACCGAGCTGATAATTCAATCAATACGATTGACTTCCTCGGCAAGATGTATGACAACCTACGCGTCGTAAGAGACTTCGAGACCATTGAGGTGTTCGGCCAGCCAATCAATTTCATGCCATGGATCCATGCCAAGAACTACCAAGAGGCGATGGACTTCATGGTGTCGGCACCGCCGACCGTTCTATGTGGACACTTCGAGATCAACGGTTTCGAGACAACCAAAGGTCAGTACGCCCATGGTGGATTGGAGCCGAACATCTTCAACAAGTTCGACAAGGTCTTCTCTGGTCACTTCCACATCCGATCGAATCAAGGGTCGATACACTATCTCGGCAATCCGTTCCAGACGAACTGGGGTGATTATGGATATGAACGAGGGTTCCACTTCTTCGATGTCGTAACACACGAACTCGAATTTGTTTCGAATCCATTTGACATCTACGCCAAAATCGACTACAATGACGATGTAGATATCGGAGCGTTTGACTACTCGATCTTCGACAACATGATCGTGCGAGTCTACATTCCATCCTACGCTACAACCAATCAGAACAAGCTCGCGCTCTTCCTAGACAAGCTCCAGCAGGTCGCCTATTCCACAGAAGTAGTCGAGCGTGAAGCTGTGGCAGTCTTAAATGAGACAGGTGAGATTGAGTTTCTGGATAACAAGGAACTGATCGATAAGTACATTACCGAAGTCGTCGAGGCTCCGAACGTGGACAAGGTTCTCCTGATGTCCATGTTCAATGAACTCTACGTCGAAGCGCAGAACATGGTGGAACGTGAATGACCAACTCGAAACATTTGTAGAGGGTGTGCTGAAGAAGTACACCCCAGATGAGATTGCCGATCTGCTACTCAATGTGGAACCGATGACGGTTGACAGTGGCCATCGGTTCAATATCAGATATGAGGTAAACAGTGACGTGGGAAGCACCACACAAGAAGCCACTCGCGCCGACCAAAGTTCAGACGTTTGAACTACAGGTGCAAGACATCGTGGGGCCTTACATTCCTCTGAGCTGTGATCCGATCACATCCATCATGACAGAGAACAAGGTCTCGACTCTGAAAGACCGACTTATTGAGAATCAGCGCGAGCTGATGGGGTTCTTTACATGATTCATTTCAAGAGAGCACGTTGGCGAAACCTCATGCGATACGGACAGTCCTGGACTGAGATCCAGCTTGACCGTTCGCCATCGACAATGATCCTCGGAAAGAACGGTCACGGCAAGTCGGCGATTCTTGAGGCAATCTGCTTCGGACTGTTCGGCAAGCCGTATCGCAAGATCAAGCGAGACCAGCTGATCAACACGAAGAACGGCCGCGACATGATGGTCGAGATCGAGTTTACGATCAACGACAAGGAATACCTTGTGCGTCGTGGGCAGCGCCCGAACATCTTTGAGATCTTCGAAGATGGTGTGCTCCTCAACCAACCAGGCGGCTCGCGTGACTACCAGAAGGCTCTGGAGCTCGACATCCTGCGTATGGACTACGCGTCCGCATGTCAGATCGTGTTCGTTGGTAAGGCGCAGCACACGACGTTCATGCAGCTCAATCCTGCGCAGCGCCGACAGTTCATCGAAGTTCTGTTGAACCTGGTGATCTTCAGCAAGATGTCTGGTCTGCACAAGCAGAAGGATGTCGAACTGCGCAACAAGATCACCGAACTCAAGACGGCCGTCACGATAATGAAGGACAAGGCTGAGACGCGTGAGCGATACATCCGAGACCTCGAGAAGGATTCGCTGGCATCGATAAACGCTGATATCCAACGTGTCAAGGACGCTCGTGGACAGACTATCAACGACATCGTGCGACTCCAAGAGAAGCTCGACGCTTTGATTGCGTCGGCCCCAGAGGATCACTCCGCCGCTGTTTCGATGTTCCACCAGAGACTCAACGGCATCTCGCGCGACCTGATCAGTCTGAACAACGGACTTTCGAAGCACCGTTCGCAACGTCAGCATCTGGAAGTCGGTCACTCGTGCTACGCATGCGGCCAGAGTGTGAACGACGCACAGCGTCTAGCACAACTGGCAGAACAGGACAAGGAGATCGAGGAGTTCGAAGCCAAGATCAGACTGGCTGAAAGCGACCGTGTCGATATCGAGATCCAGCTGGCTCTGTACGAACCGACATTGGAACCACGTCGAGAGTTCGAACGCAAGCGCGCCGAATACGAAGGCGCACTCAAGGCGAAGAACTCACTGCTCACACAGTACGACAATGAACTGATGCAGACTCGTGTCGTGGATCAGTCCAAGATCGAGAAGGCAAGACAGGAATTGGCTGACACCAAGAAAATGGCCGATGCACTGACCCTGAAGCTCGAGTCGTCCTATGAACGGAACGAGTACTACTCAGTCATCAGCGCAATGCTCAATGATCGCGGCATCAAGGCGATGCTCATTCGTCGCTTCATTCCGATCATCAATCACATCGTCAACGAGAAGCTGACCGAACTTGGTCTCTTCGCCAAGTTCACATTGGACGAGGCATTCGACGAGACGATCATGATCGGCACTGATCAATTCAACTATTTCGCACTGTCTGAAGGTGAGAAGCTTCGAATCGATATGGCGCTGCTAATCGCTTGGCGCGAAATCGCCAAGCTCCAAGGCAACGTATCCACCAACCTCCTGTTCTTTGACGAGGTGTTCGACAGCTCCCTGGACAGCAACGGTGCTGAAGCTCTCGCAGACCTGATGAACCAGTTGGAAGACTTGAACGTGTTCATCATCACCCACACACCCGACAAGATCATGGACAAGGTCAGGTCAATCATCAAGATCGAACGCGTGAATGGATTCTCGAAGTTCGGAAACGTAACGGAGAACGAAGAATGAACGACGTGTTCACTATCGAGGAAATTCTAGAGCATCTCAAATCATCTGATCGAGATCAAGATGAATTGTCCCGCTTGAATTCATACATTATTGGATTCATGCAAGCAGCCGTCCATTATCTGGAAGGCCGTGACATGGATGCAATGCGCATCAACCAGCCGGATTACTGGGAGCGCGGCTACAACACTTTCATTGATGTCCTGAGGTCTGGCCAATGAAGAACTTCCACTGCACATTCCGCAGCGAGTTCACCTTCCACAGCACAACGGTCATCGCTGAGTCTCTGGAAGAAGCTCGATCATCTCTGGGAGTGATGTTCCCCGAAACTCTTTCTGATCTACAAGTCTGGGAGTTACGTGAGCTTCAATCAGGTCCGCCGCCCTTTAGATAATCTTTCCGACTCAGGTTGAATCCTGAGGCGATACGTCGTATCATAAAAGCCTGACCACTCTGACATCCATCATTAGGAGCTATATCATGAAGCTTGCTGCACACACCTTGGCGGTTCTCGAGAACTTCGCGTCGATCAACCAAGGCATCATCATCAAGGAAGGCAACCGTCTCCGCACGCTGGCAATCCTGGAAAACATCTTCGCTGCGACTGAAGTCCCGAACGAATTCCCTAAGGAGTTCGCACTCTACGACATCAACGAGCTGCTGGCGACACTGAGCCTGCTCGATGACCCGGATCTCGAATTCCGTTCGGATCACATCTTCATCACCAGTGGCGGGACCAAGGTCAAGTACTTCTACAGCTCACCCGCTGTCGTGGTCGGCCCGCCAGAGAACGACATCAACCTGTCGAACGCCTTGGCAACCCTGACCCTGAAGGCAGACACCATCAAGCGCATCCAGAAGTCGGCGGCGGCCCTGAAGCTCAAGGACCTGCAGTTCACGGATGAGGGCATCAAGGCCTTCAACCTCAATAACGCAGGCAACCAGATCACGATCGAACTCGCCGTGGACGGCATCATCGACTCGCCGAAGTGCATCAAGATCGACAACCTCAAGCTGCTCGAGGGCGACTACGATGTCGCAGTGTTCGACCGCGCGATCAAGTTCTCCTCGAACACCAACCCGGGGCTGTTCTACTTCGTCACCGTCGAAGCGAGCAAGTAATCATGGATCCCGACTACACCGCTATGGTGTGTGAGTCTTTGGGTATCAGGCGCGCCCTGCATCCGTTGGACGGAGGCACACACAGAACTTGGTTGGCGGGTGCTCGGAACTGGGATGAACTTTTGCAAGAAATTGCATCCCAGAAATGGGTATCCATACTCGAAATCGACGAAGTCACCGCTATGAATCACCTGAATGGTGAACTCGTCCGCTCCTGGAAAGTACGAGGACTCCCTGCATGAGTATTGACACCATCCTCTGGTCTGAGGCATACAGGCCCCACACGGTCGATGAGTGTATCCTTCCTGATCGCTTGAAGGTCTACTTCAATGCGATCGCGAAGAAGGGTCATCTCGACAACATGACTTTCATCGGCGGCCCAGGCACAGGCAAGACTTCACTCGCTCGAGCACTCTGCGAGCAGATGAAGATCACCCACCTGATGATCAACGCGTCCTCGGAAGGCAACATCGAAACCATCCGTACGCAAGTCCGCCAATTCGCATCCACTGTTTCGTTCGGTGGTGGCATCAAGTGTATCATCCTGGACGAGGCTGACGGTCTGACCGATCAGGCTCAGAAGGCTCTGCGAGGAGCTATCGAAGAGTATGCGGGCAACTGTCGATTCATCTTCACAGGAAACTTCGGCAATCGCATCATCGAAGCGATCACGAGCCGCGCCCCGATCGTGGATTTCTCGATCGAGAAGGTTGAGCGCAACGCCCTGCTCATCCAGTTCGCTACCGCGATCGAGAAGGTACTGAAGAGCAAGGGCATCGTTTACAACGAGCTCGAGCTGTTCGCGGTCATCAAGAAGAACTTCCCCGACTACCGTCGAACCTGGAACCTACTCCAGCGCTACTGCTCGACGGGCGAACTCAAGATCACTTCCCAGATCGGTCTCGACGACAACGCGCTCAAGGAATTGGTCGAGATCCTGAAGAAGAAAGAGTTTGGCAAAATGCGTGCCTGGGTTGTTGAGAACCTCGACAACGACGGAGCGTCAATGCGCCGCGCAATCTACGACAAGGTCTCGCTACTCCTGAAACCCGAATCCATCCCACAGATGATCCTCACCCTGGCCGAGTACGACTACAAGGAGTCTCACGTCATGGACAAGGAAATCAACATGGTGGCGATGCTCACTCTGATCATGGCGGATTGTCAATTCCAATGATGAGATCTGTCGATATCAAAATCGTGACGGTTGAGGTTCGAGCGAAGCCGAGGCGTCTCGGCTGGGTTCGACAGTCTGTCCTTCGACGAGGTCGGAAGTTCAATTACATCAAGAAATGGACCTGGTCTCTCGAACCTGCTCGTGATCTCAAAATGCTCAATGGACTAAATAACTCAGACGGAGCACAATGATGGCTGACAAATTCAGTCCTTTTGACATCGCTTCGGTCATCAATGAGAAGAAAGGTCCCCTGGACGTTGACGAGGTAGGGTATTCGCCGTATATGATCAACCGAGTCTTCTCGAACACCATGGACAGCGTCATTTTCGCAAACGAAATGAACCGCTGGTGGCGTCTCGATAAGCAAGCTCAGTTCGATTTCTACTACTACGGCCTCCCGAAGCGTAAGCGTTTTGGTAAGTGGCACAAGAATCAGGACGACGAGAAGGAACTTGGATTGATCCAAGAAGCGTTCGGCTACAGCCGCCGCAAAGCCAAAGACGTCCTGCTACTCCTACGACCGCACCTTTCTGAAATCGAGAAGGAACTTGACAAGGGCGGTAATCATGGGAAGAAAGGAAGTCGTTGAAACACTATTCGAAGTAGAGCCACTCGACAAGGATCAGTTCCTGAAGGTGCGCGAGACGCTCACGCGTATCGGCATCCCAAGTCGGCAGAATGGTGAACAGGTACTCTGGCAAACCTGCCATGTGTTGCACAAGAAGGGTAAGTATTACATCTGCCACTTCAAGCAACTGTTCCTGCTGGATGGTCGTACACGCATGACGAATTACTCCGAGGAGGATGAAGACCGTCTCGAATACGTCGTTTCGCTGCTTGAAGAATGGGGTCTGGTGCGTGGCATCCTCGCGCCTCGAAAGACTCAACCAAACGGGTTGTCAATCATCCCGTACCGTGAGAAGAATCAGTGGGCCTGCAAGGCCAAGTACACAATGGGAGTTCGTAATGGGTCGCAAGAAAATTGATAAAATTGACCTCGCCGCCGCGCCAGAAGGCGTTGACCTCGGGGTGCTGAACATGACAGAGACGACGGGCTATAGCCAGGTCGTGACAGAATTTCCTTACGGTGATCTGCCAGGTTCCATTGCAGTGAAGGACGAGGATGTACCTGGTGTTCCGTTCGAAGACATCGTCAATCCTCCGCTCAGGATCGGGATCTTTGCTGATCGCGGCGCAAGCATCCCATCGAAGGCAACGCCTGGCTCAGCAGCATTCGACCTGGCGGCATGTCTGGCTGCTGGCGATGAAGTGACGGCGATGTATTCGCTCGGTCCGTCCATACTTCGCGTGCGCAAGGACAACAAGCTCTACATTCCTGCGGGGTATCGTGTTCTGGTTCCGACCGGACTCTTCATGGATATACCCGACTTCACGATGGTGAACATCTATCCACGAAGCGGAACGTCCTTCAAGAAGGGTCTGATGCTCACGAACAGTGTCGCGGTCATTGACTCTGACTACGTGCAGGAAGTCTTCGTGTCCATCACGAACAACTCAGGTGTCACCCAGACAATCGAACACGGTGAACGCATTGCGCAGGGTATTCTGATACACCTGGGACTACAGAACGGCATCGTTGCACTCACACTACCACCACAGCCGAAAACAACGCGCAAGGGCGGGTTCGGCAGCACAGGAGCTTGATTATGAATATCCGCATCATCTTCACCAAGAGCGGCCAGATCATCGGTGACCTCTCCGAGCAACGAGCAGGAGAGGCGACTCACGCGGTCACTGTCGACAACCCAGTACTTCTGATGTCTGGCCCACAAGGCGTCCAGTTTATTCCGTTGCTGATGCTCACGACCGACACCAAGGTCAACCTAGGTCGTGACGAACTGCTGTTCAATGGTGAATCGTTCGAACCAGTGACAGAGCTGCGCAATCAGTATAGCTCGATGTACGGCTCAGGCATTCAGCTCCTGAGCAAGTAAGTCATCGGTCAGAGTAGCCTTCCGGAAGCTCACGTACTGGATCGTGCGTGGGCTCTTCGTCTCTGTCTTCAATCGTGCGATTACGACGGCGACGTGCGCGGCTTGGACGATCATCACTGTATTCATATTCCTGAGCTTCCTGAGCTTCTTGGCGCGCGATCATACCAGCGGCACTGTAACGCAGGCTCAGGAACTTGTGAACCGCGGCCGACGCACCAACAACACCTAGATAGACAACCCAGATGAATTCAAGAGAAGCAGCGCCTGGGGCTGCAATGTTGATCGCGAGGAATGCGATCGTCGAAACGAAGTAGGCAATGTTCGACCAGAACTTCGAATTCGAAATGAACCGATCACCCGGATTCTCGGTGAACAACCCCTTTAGATCCAGTTTCGTCATCCCCTTGAAAAGTAGGATGGAAACAATTAGCATAAAGAGTGCCGTGAAGATGCCGGCGGCGGCCATAAACGAATTTTCAACCAGCGTTTTCAGGAATTCTAAGTTCGTGAAAGCAGAGACAGTCTCTACAGGAGGGGTCATTGAGTTTCTACACTTTTTGCGATAAGATCGGGAATAAGATCTACCACCGATGGATTGGTCCGGACGGCTCGCGCCATCGAGAGGTCGTAACAGGATTCCCTATCGAACTATTTATGAAAGGGGCGGGTTCGCACCGTTCACTGTATGGTGAACAGCTTCGCAAGACTGAATTCTCGAGCATCTCTGAGGCGATGGAGTTCATGGAGAGGTATGAAGGAATCGACATCTATGGACAGACGAGTCTCGCGCATCAATTCATCAACCACAAATACCCAGGCAAGATCGACTTCAACCTGAACTGGTACAGGATCCTGAACTTCGACATCGAGACGCGATTCGATGGATATGATCCATGGGATGAGATCCGTTGCAGGTTGGGTGACGAGGAATGGGTATCGACTGTCGAGAACATTCCGAACCTGAACAAGAAGACACAGATTTGGGACAAGTACAACGAGCGCTGGTACGACATCACGGATGAACTTCCGTTGCTTCGACCGGGCGGATTCCCTGATCCAGAAAAGGCCGAATACGAGATTACCTCGATTAGCTGCAAGATCTTCGGCAAGAAGGCGAAGGTCACGTTCGCACTCAAGGACTACACAGGTGAGCCGGACCCAGATCGAGTGTTCATCAAGTGTGACAGTGAGCAGCGACTCCTGGTTGAGTTCCTCTCCTACGTTCGCTCGATGGACCCAGACTGTCTGACAGGCTGGAACATCGACGGATTCGACGTGCCGTACATTGTGAACCGACTGAAGCGCATTCTGCCAGGCCAGGAAATTCGCCTGTCACCATTCCACAACGACACCAACGTCAGGAACTGCATCCGCCCATACAACTACAAAGAGTTCGAGATGACGTCGTACCGAATCCTCGGTCTGCCGACTCTCGATTACATGATCCTGTTCCAGCGCTTCAGTGGTAAGAAGTACGAACAGTGGTCGTTGGACTACGTGGCGACCGAGGAGCTCGAGGAACAGAAGCTTGACTACTCAGAGTTCGACGACAACCTGATGGAGCTGTACCTCAGGGGATTCAACAAGTACATCCAGTACAACGAACGAGACGTCGAGCTGGTCGAGCGACTTGATCAGAAGGTTCAGCTGATTCGTCTGGCAATCACCATGACGTTGATGACCAAGACTCGCTACCAAGAGATGTACGGCAAGGTGAAGCTCTGGGACAACCTGATCTACAACATGCTCGGCGAGGAGGGCGTCATCATCCCGCCTGATAAGCGCAAGGCATCCACAGGTCCGATCAAGGGTGCGTGGGTCAAGGACCCGATCGCAGGCAAGTATCGCTGGGTCTGCTCGCTCGACTTGACATCACTGTACCCCTCGATCTGCATGATGTACAACATGAGTCCTGAGACTCTGCAGCGTGAAGCTGATGCTGATCCGATGAGTTTCATGGAGCGTCTGTTCAAAGGCGAGGATCTCTGCATCGAGGCTCGTGCTCAAGGATTCTCTTGCACGGCGAATGGCGCATGGTTCTCGCAAGAGCATGAAGGTGTTCTGCCTCGCGCGATGAAGTACGTGTTCGACACACGTCAGACCAACAAGAAGCTGATGCTCAAGACCAAGAAGGAAAAGGAAGAGTATCTGAGGCAGGGTGGCAAGAAAGACGATGCTCGAGCACATGAGTACGATAACCTTGCAGCAGCCTACGACGCTACGCAAGGAGCGATGAAGGTTCTGGCCAACTCCGGATACGGTGCTTCAGCGAACGCGGGCTTCAGGTACTACAACCGCAACATCGCGGAAGGCATCACGATCACTGGTCAGCTGACCATTCGATTCATCATCAAGAGGATGAATGCCTACCTCAACGATCGATACGGCACGAAGGATCGCGATTACGTCATTGCGGCTGATACCGACTCGGCGTATCTGACTCTCGACAACGAGCCGACGGATCCGTCCAACATCGATCAGTCCGTTGACGAGCTGAACAACTTCATCCTCAACGAGTTCCAGCCGTTCCTGGCTGCTGCATTCTCACGCCTAGGTACCAAGCTCGGCGCCAAGATTCAATTGATGGACATGAAGAAGGAAGCGATTGCATCGACAGGAGTCTGGCGTGCGAAGAAGAACTACATCCTGCTCGTACATGACATGGAAGGTGTTCGTTACGCGACTCCGCAGGTCAAGGTCACAGGCGTTGAAGCGATCAAGGGCGCGACTCCGAAGCATTGCCGTGAACAGCTCAAGGTCTGCTACGAGCAGATCCTCAAGGGTGACAGGGAAGGATTCGACAAGGGCATCAAGGACTTCCGAACGGTGTACATGGGTCTGACACCTACGCAACAGGCTAAGACCCTCAGCGTGTCGAACGTGGAAGATTCGAAGTCATACAACTCCAAGGCGGCGTACGTTCACAACCAGCTTCTGATGAAACTCAACCTGCAACGTAAGTATCCGAGGATCAGGAACGGTGCCAAGATCAAGCTCTACCAGCTGAAGAGTCCAAATCCGGTTCGAAACAACTACATCGCCTTCCAGGGCTCAATTCCTGAGGAATTCGAACTATCTAAATACTTGGACACCGAGGGACAGTTCAAGAGTGTCTTCCTGGACCCGATTGAATCGTTCGCGACGCTTGTGGGTTGGAGTGTCAACCCACCTCGTTCCACGCTCTCAGGACTCTTCGGATGAAAGACAGCCCCACCCTAGCAGTCATCAAGTTCTTGCACGACCTGAACAACTTCATCGAGGTTGAAGAGGACATGCCGGGAGGTGGACGTGTCGCCTCCCTAGACCTCGGCGACGATGAAGATGATGATGAACGCGAGATCATGTTCGGTGACAGGTACGAACCGGTGCCCGAGGCCATCCTCGACAATCTACGTGCAGTACAAAATGCAGTTTCACTCACACTTCCATTGCTCAAGGTGGCGGACGAGTACATGGATTCTAAGATCAACGACAGTGTTTTCATGAAGCGTTGGGATGAGATCAAGGATTCAGTGGACGAACTACAGACGGAAATGAACCACGAATCAGCCGCACCCGTGGTTCAGCGACTACTAGATCAATATCATGGAGACGATACACAATGACAGATTTGACCACATTCCTCAAAGCAACAGGAAACGAGTGGGCCGCAATTGCCGATGAAGGCATCGCAGCTGGTGACGTGTCGGGCTACTACGACACAGGCTCCTACACCCTGAACGCTTTGATCTCTGGATCCATCTACGGTGGTATCCCTGACTCAAAGGCAACGGGCTTTGCGGCTGAATCGAGTGTTGGTAAGACAATGCTTGCACTCTCGACGCTGAAGCAGTTCCTCGACATGAAGCCAAATGGCCTGGCAATGATCTTCGAATCAGAGTCGGCAATCTCTCGCCAGATGCTGGTCGACAAGGGCATCGACGTCACGCGCGTCGGTATCGTGCCTTGCACGACCCTGCAGGACTTCCGCAACTCCTGCATCAAGGTCATCGACAACTACGAGAAGACCAAGGAGAAGGATCGCGTTCCGCTGTTCTTCATGCTCGACTCACTCGGCATGCTTTCGACCGAGAAGGAAGTGGCAGACGCTCTGGCCGGTAACAACGTCAAGGACATGACTCGTGCATCCCTGGTTCGCAGTGTATTCCGCGTCATCACCCTGAAGCTGGGGCGCGCTCGAATTCCATTCGCTATCACCAATCACGTCCATGCCAATGTCACGGCGATGTACGGCGGCAACGAAGTGAGCGGCGGTGGCGGCTTCAAGTACGCGTGCTCCACGATCATCACGATGACCAAGGCACAGGACAAGGATGGCGACGAGATCCGTGGTGCGATCGTCACATGTACCGCGTACAAGTCTCGTCTGACTCGCGAGAAGCTGAAGGTCAAGACTCGCATCCTGCACCGCGGCGGCCTCGACCGTTACTACGGCTTGGTCCCGCTTGCGGAAGCGGCGGGCGTGCTCAAGAAGGTTTCGACTCGTATGGAGTTCGTCGATGACGGCACCAAGGCATTCGAGTCGGTCATCAACAAGGATCCGAAGAAGTACTGGACCCAGGAACGTCTCGACCAGATCGAGAAGTACGTGAAAACGCACTTCCTGTATGTGTCGGATACGGACATTGACGAACTGCCGCCAGAGATCGTGGCGGACGACGAGGCATAAGGAACAGAAATGGCAACTGAACTCAGCGCCAACGACGGCTACTCAAAGTACCTGCGCGGACGTGATCATGATCTCACCGTGAAGATGTCAACCAAGCTGGCGGCGAAAGAGCCCCAACTCAAGGACGACAGTGGGAAGACCGTGAAGTTGCGCCCAGGAGAGAAGGTTCACTTCTCTCCGAAGTACAAGGGCAACCAAGCACCGAACGTTCAGTACGGTGTGAAGTACAAAGGACGTATGTACACAATCCATACGTCCTACTTGATGAAGCCGGGTCGAGAAGCTCTGCCCGACTTCAAGCCGCAACAGCTAGGAATCAAGAACAAGTATCCAGCCAAGCAGTTCGACAAGATCATCAAGGACATGTTTGCCGGCATGGAAAAGCAGCGTGGTCGAATCGGCCCTGAGACCTTCGAGTACGTCCAGCTTCTTTGTGACTACGTGCTTGGCTCGCAAGCTCAGTCCAACAAGGCTCGTCAGATCATCACCAAGAACTGGTCAGCCTGGAAGACCGTGCTGCCGCTGAAGGACATTGCTAAGGACTTGGCTGAGATCATCGGTCCTCTGTGGTATGTCAACTCCAAGAAGAATAAGTACGATGCGGTCGAGATTGAATATCCGACCGCAGGCAACGAACCGCTGGTCGACTACTACATCACGCTCCAAGACGAGAAAGGTAATTTGATCAAGCGTCCATGCTCCGCCAAGTCGGCGTTTGCATCTAGCGCAAACACGGCGAAGCTCAACACCGTCCTCAAGTCAATCTCGTCACTTCCACCACAGCGTAAGATATCATTCACCGAGCAGTGGAAGGGCAGTTGGATTTGGAACCTGATGGAATACAACACCGAGCTCCTGAAGGCCAGCAAGACCGTGGCCACCAACTCTGAACTACGTGAGTGGGCAATCAAGAACAAGGTGAAGGGTGCGAACAAGACTCTCGACAAGGGGGCGTTCTGGGGCGCAGTCTCACGCGACAAGGACAACGCGATCGACTTGAAGTCGTTCTTTTCAGGCTTTGCGAACAAGACAGTCTGGTACATTGTCTTTGATATCGGCCCAGATGGACTACCAATCTTCATTGCCAATCTCGAATTCCTCGACCTTGTTGCAGTGAAGCTGAAAGAAATGAACGAGCAGTTGGGCTTCGACCTAAAATTCCACACGCAAAAGATGAAAACGAAAGGGGTTTGATTATGAACAAGACTTATACCGCATGGATGGTGATCTACGAGAACGAAGGTAAGTTCGAGACCAGCCACAGGTTGCTGCTCAACGAGGTAGAAGCCAAGCGCTCGATCAACATGTTCGAGGGCCGCAACGTCGTCGCTGTCGTTCCTGTCACGTTCGGCTGGGACAAGGACGGCGAACACAAGTCCGGCATGGAGTTTTACGCCGACGCGAAGATTGCGGGTGAAATCCCGTGCCGTGAGGAATAATCATGGAACTATACTGCCTCGAAGCTAAGGAAGACTACGTCGTTTTCGTTGACGTCAAGTACCCCGCAGTTGCATACAAGATCGCAAACGCTACCATGAACGAGGATGGTGAACTGTTCGCAGATATCACCATCCTCGGCGCACAGGTCGAGACACAAGACAACGAGTTTCCCCCGGACCTCGAAGCTCATGAAGAGGAAGTTCTGAAAGAGTTCCTCATTCTACTTGAAAAGCAGGCAGGATGAGCTTACAATTATCGGGTAAGTAGTAGACAATCCACTGAGGAAACATCAATCCTATGAGTAAATCCGATCCCGCACTCGGCCAGAAAGTTCACGCTCATCTGGTGGCCAGAGGCCTCGAAACACCAATCACTTCGAAGGTTCTGGAACCCGATGACGAGAAGATCGAGCGCATCACAGAGCTGATGGCCGAAACCCTAGACGTCCTAGGTCTCGACCGTACCGATGATTCACTAGTCGATACCCCGAAGCGTATCGCCAAAATGTATGTCCAGGAACTGTTTTACGGCCTGAACTACGACCGCTTCCCGAAGTGTACCGCTGTCGACAACAAGATCACCTACGACGAACTCGTCGTCGAGCGTTGCACGGTGAAGTCGGTATGTGAACATCACTTCGTCTACTTCGGCACTGCACACCGTCCTGACCTGAGCTGCTGGGTGTCGTACATCCCAGAAGATAAGGTCCTCGGCCTGTCCAAGCTGTCACGCATCGTGGACTTCTTCTCACGTCGTCCGCAAATCCAAGAACGACTGACGGCGCAGATCGCCGAAACCGTCAAGTTCATCACGGGCTCCGAGCACGTCGGTGTCGTGATGAAGGGCCAACACTTCTGCGTTCTGACACGTGGTGTCGAAGATGCAGACGGTGTGACCATCACCTCGAGCCTCCACGGTGGCTTCCGAACCAACCCTGATCTCCGTTCGGAGTTGATGAGCTACCTGACTTAAGGAGCGTTATGTCGTATCAATATGTGATGTCGGGACTGAGTTTCATTCTCCCGACCATTGACGTCTACAACTCAACAGAGTTCGTAGACATTTCGAAGCGTGCATTCGGCTGGATGCAGAAGACGGAGCCGGATCATACATTCGGCGTCCTCTTCAACGCATACAAGGAGCGCCGTATCGGTAAGAAGATCTGGACGTCATACAGTAACGACATTCCGATCTACGCCGACTCAGGTGGTCTTCAGATGATCACCCTAGGTGAGAATGCAGGCGACAAGGAGAAGATGCAGGTCTACAAGACTCAAGGCGAGTTCAGCCACTTCGGCATGAGCTTCGACGAGATTCCTCTGACGACCAGCGGTGACTCTGGTGTCAACGACACGAGCGCGCGCTTCTTCAATTACGAGCTGTTCCAAGACAAGGCTCGCGAGACAGGTGAGAACCTGAAGAAGCAGATCATCTCGCTGCAAGAGCAAGGTGGTCATTGCCGTCCATTCCTGATCGCGCATGGCAACAGCATCCCTCACTACAAGGAGTGGATCGACCGCGTGCTTGATGCAGTAGGTCCTGAGCATTCAGACTACATCGGCGGCCTGGCTCTGGGGAGCGCATCACTGGGCTTCGGAGAACTCGAGGACTTCACGCGAGCATTCGTCGTCAAGACGCTTGACATTCCTGAGCACATCAAGAGTCACGTCCACATCCTGGGAGTAGGTAGCTCGCAGCGTCTGTTGCCGATGCTCTCCTACAATCATCCAGGACTCGTGTCTTACGACTCCACGTCGCATAGTTCAGCTGACAGCTTCTTCGCTTACCAGCTGCGTGACGCACGCGTCTCGTACAAGGGTGGTCGCTCGGCTCGCATGGAAGTGATCCTGGATGATATCGAGGCCAAGAACAAGGAACTCGGCGTCGAGATCGACCGTGGTGAGATGCGGCTGTTCAACATGAAGCTGCGCTCAGAGATTCAATTCACTACCGAGTCTCGCTGGCGCTACGACACGTTCAAGTTCCTGATCGGACTGTACAACGTCGCGAACTTCATGGGTATGATCACCGATCTCAAGGAAGACAATCGACACATCATTGACATCTTGGGTGAGAAGTATTATCATGCATTTGAGAGTTTCCGCCACGTCAGTGACATGTCGCAGTTCACCGAATGGGAGAACACGGTCGGTCGTTCACTGATCTCGAGGCGGATTCGAAACAAGTCAAATGTCACGAGCCTGAGAGGTCTGTTCGGATGAGCAAAGTAATCTGGGTGGTTCCAATCGAACCAGTCGAAACTCGGTACACCTGGGACTGGTACTCGCACATTCCGCAGATGATCCACGATGCTGGAATGACGGTACACAACATCGGCGCTGTCATGGATCCTCCGAAGGCTGAGTCGAGCGACTTCCTGAACTGGACTGCGACGAACGTCTACAAGTCCAGGCAGGTCGAGATCATCGCTCGACACTTCGAAGCAGGCGATATCAAGGACGGTGACACGTTCTTGGTCTGCGACTTCTGGCATCCAGGTGTCATCCAGATCCGTTACATGGCTGTGATGCTCGGCATCAAAGTCAACATCGTCGGTCTCGCACATGCGGGCGCATACGACGGATGGGATCGCCTCGCGATCAAGTCACATGAGATGAATGACACCTTGTGGGCGCTCCAAGCCGAGCAAGCCTTCCTTGCAGCCTACGACACGATCGTATTCGCCACAGAATTCCATCGTGACTTGTTCGAAGCATCACACGGTAAGAATCGCAAGTGTGTCGTGGCGGGCTTCCCGATGGAGTATGTGGAACAGAACATCAGGAACTTCTCACAAGATACGCTGATTCATCAGAAGAGGAATCGCTATCGAATCGTGTTCTCGCAGCGCCTCGCACCCGAGAAGCAACCCGAGCTGTTCAAGGAGCTCGAGCAGGTGATGGTTGCGAAGTACGGCGACCGATTCGAATTCGTGAACGTTCTCGAGAAGTACAAGAACCCAAGCAAGCGCGACTACTACACCGAGCTGCTCAGGTCAGACCTGTACATCTCATTCGCTCTGCAAGAGACACTCGGCATCACACCCTTCGAAGCTGTCATGGCAGGCTGCAAGGTTCTCGTGCCTGATCGCCTCTCCTACGAGGAGATGTGGCTGCCGGAATTCAAGTACGCCAACGACGCTTCGATGGATGACATCGCGACTCTGACGATGGACTTGCTCTGCGAATACATCGAGCAGCCAGTCGCCCAGCAAGTGGTCAAGTCTTGGAAGTATTTCACTGGAAAAGAACTAATGGAGCTCCTTCATCATGGCTAAGAAGATGTACGTCTACACACAGTTCGTCAAGGAAGGTTATCACTGCTTTCCCGAGGCGAAGGATCATCCGTCACTGGCGACCGGCGACTACCTAGACGTCTCACACCTTGGAGACCGGCACTTCCACTACTTCTACTTCAAGGTCTGGGTTGAAGTCAACCACTCCAACCGCGACATTGAGTTCATCCAGTTGCGCCGCATGATTGAGCAAGAGTATCGTGGTGGTGCCTTGGAAGTGAACCATAAGTCGTGCGAGATGCTGGCGGAGGATCTGCTGGAAGTCTTGAAGTCCTGGTACCCGGGTGTCGGAATCAAGATCGACGTCTCGGAGGAGAACATCAACGGCGCGTTGCTGGAGTACACTCCGTGAAGCTGTGCACTGTCTACATCATCCACTATCTCCCGAACGACGCAGATGAACGTATCCGTCGACGTGCGGCTCACTGGGATCAGCTCCACTACTGGACTGAGATGGGACTGAAGTGTGTTGTGGCCGCCTCTAATCTGGGCCCGGAGGATGAGTACCGACACCTGCTCGTTGAGTACATCAAAACTCCGAGGGTTGGTATCGCGAACAGCCGGAACATGCTTCTTCGGCGATTCTACTCAAGTATTGAAGACTTCGGCATCTTCGCTGATGACGACATCATCCTGAACGACACCGTGGGTAGTGATCGCATTCTGGAAGAACTGATGACGATGAATGTCGATCGCCTCGCAGGTATCGACCTGTTCTCACCGATCCATCCTGAATGGCACGGCATCGACGCTGCACTGAAAGCGAACAATGGTCACAGCCTCTGGACCTTCAAGAAGAACCCTCGCCAAGCAGGTCATGCAATGTTCCTGAGGAACATGGTGAAGTTCTACAATCGAGAGTACTACTTCAAGAACGAGTGGGCACCGCAACCGTGGGCTCAGCGTTGCGGCGAAGATGTCGTGTTCGCTCTCGATCTACACCTCGACGGCTTCGGCGTCTATGACTGCTACAACATGCTCAAGGTTGTCAGCAATGACGACACCAGCACATGGTTGACGGACGGTTCTGATCGAACACAGATGGTCGATGAATTCGAAGCGCGCCTGGTCGAGGAATACGACCTTCCCATCAAAGCTGGTTGTGTCATCGACTGGGATGCAGTGGCAGAACTAGATCCTCTATCCCGAACCCGTTGATTTCTCAGCACCAATCCAGTACAATCTACTGGTATTCATTGGAGCACAACACGTGGCAAAAATTACAGTCGTTGAGTCCTGGTACGGGACTCCAAACGGAGAAGGCCCTGTCACTGGACGACTAGATACATCGGTCTGGATCCGGGTAGCGAAGTGTCCATTCACCTGTAAGGGATTCAACAACCCTGAAGGTCTCGATACAGAAACAAACGAAGGTCTCGGGTTCGATCCGACAGCCTTCAAGACTCTGGATGAGATTCCAGAGATCACCCGAGGCTGTGATTCAATCTACGCCTGGGACGACCGATTCAAGCACATGTGGACAACCTACACCACAGATGAATTGGCCGAGCACGTTGTCGGTCTCCTACCAGACAACGCAAAGAACTGGCAACACCCAATCTCCAAGCAATTCTATGGTTTGAGTATCACGGGTGGTGAACCGACGTCCGTCATGAAAGCATGGATCGAGTTCATCAATCATCCGTTGCTCGCCAATCTCCGAACCATCACGTTCGAAACCAACTGTGCCGTTCCACTAATGCCGAAGCACATGGACGCGCTGAGGCATTGGTGCCTACGAATTCCGGGCCGCCAGATCATCTGGTCGAATTCACCAAAGCTCTCCGTGAGCGGTGAACCTTGGGAGAAGGCTATCGTGCCTATGAATGCGCTCTATCAGCGCCTGGTTGGTGAGGGATTGTTCAAACAGTACTTCAAGTTCGTCTGCGACGCGACCGAGGAATCGTTCGATGAAGTCGCCCGTGCAATGTCTGAATACCACGCATCAGGTATCCCTGAAGGAACTGAAGTCTGGATCATGCCGATGGG